CAGAGAATGTTGCTGTTGGATACGAAGCTCTCTCAACAAACACCACTGGCCTCCAAAACATTGCTTTTGGACCGTATGCTCTTGAAGCAAACATTAGTGGCGGACAAAACATTGCTATTGGACATCAAACTCTTAAAGCAAACACCACTGGCGGTTCAAATATTGGTATTGGGGGCAGTCGTGTCCTTTTGGTAAACACCACTGGTCAACAAAACGTTGCTATTGGAGTTGATACTCTTCGTCTGAACACCACTGGTGATAGCAACACTGCTGTTGGAACATTTGCTCTTGAAAACAACAGCACTCTAGACGGTAACACTGCTGTTGGATACGCAGCTATTCGCGAAGGCGGCGCGGTTGGCAATACAGCTACTGGGTTTAGAGCTATGAATAGCACTACCGGTAATTACAATATAGCTAACGGGTATGAAGCTCTCAAGATAAACACCGGCCATTACAACATAGCTAACGGGTATCAAACTCTTATACAAAACGACGGCGATTACAACATAGCTGCCGGGTATCAAGCTCTTAAAGAGAACAGCACCGGCGATCACAACATAGCTGCCGGATATAAAGCTCTTACAGACAACACCACCGGCAGCCACAACATAGCTATCGGGGATGAAGTTCTTACAGCCAACACCACCGGCCATACCAACATAGGTATCGGGGATGAAGTCCTTTTTCAACAGACCACTGGCATAAAAAATATTGGCATTGGATTTCAAGCTCTTTATGGGACTACCACTGGCGATAGAAATATTGCCATCGGTACTGACGCGGGTAGTGCAATTACGACTGGTGAAAATAATACAATTATTGGTCGTATTGCAGGCACTTCTACACTGTCTGACACCGTTATTATTGCTGCGGGAACAAATGAGCGCCTCAGGATTGACTCAAGTGGCAAAGTTGGGATTGGGACGAGTTCGCCAGCAGCACTGCTGCATTTAAAAAGCGACACTCCTTACATTCGTTTTGAAGATGACAATGACAACCAAGACTGGCAAATTGAAGCTCGTTCTTTCTTTGGCATTAGTGATGTAACTGATAATGCTTTTAGGCTCGTAATTGACGGCTCTGGAAATGTGGGAATTGGAACGTCGTCGCCTAGTCAGCGTCTTACCGTTGCAAATACTGGCGATAACACAAAGCTCCTCGTTTCTTCTAACTTTGAAGCAGCATTGGAACTGCAAAATGGAGGTGGTTCAGAGGTTAATGTTATTAACTCCGCTGGCAGTGGCAATCTTTCATTGCGTGTCGGCAACAGTGAAAAAATGCGCCTCGACAGCTCGGGCAGGCTGTTGGTGGGAACTTCTAGTACGCGCTCTACTGCTTATGCCTTAAACGCACAATTACAAGTCGAAGGCACTTCTTACCCTAACGCTGCGATTGCAGCAACTTTAAATTCAAACAACGGTGACGGTCCTAGCTTAAATCTCAGCAAGTCACGCGGTACATCCGTTGGCAGTAATACTATTGTTCAAAGCGGTGACAATTTAGGCATTATTGCGTTTAGCGGTGCTGACGGTACCGACGCTCACACAATTGCTGCGCTAATACAAGCACAAGTTGACGGAACTCCTGGCTCGAATGACATGCCAACAAGGGTTATGTTCAGTACGTGCGGGGACGGCACAAACAGCCCTACTGAAAGACTCAGAATCGACAGCTCGGGCAGAGTTGCCATTGGCACGACAACAATTGCTGACACAGCTACTGCATTAGTAATTAAAAATTCTGCTGCAGGCAGTGAACATACAATGTTAGATATTGTATGTAATACTAATGAAACCGCAAGAGTACGTTTTAGTGAAGATGGATCTAGTTTTCCAGGAGAAGTTAAATATGATACTCTTAATAATTTCTTATCTTTTAACACAAATTCAAGCGAGCGCGTCAGGGTTGACAGCTCGGGTAATGTATTTATCGGTGGAACGAGTGCTGCAACTGCAGATATTGCGCTAAATGCTAATGGTGAGATTGTAGGTAAAAACCAAATACTTATAAACCGTGTAGACGCTGGAAGTTATATTCTAGAAGGCCAGAATAATGGAACGCAAACTTCACTTATCACTAAAACAGGAGACGCTACATTTGCTGGTGCTCTCTCTAAGGGGTCAGGCTCATTCAAGATCAGTCATCCTTTACCTGCTAAAACCGAAACTCATCATCTTGTTCACTCTTTTATTGAAGGGCCGCAGGCTGATCTAATTTATCGCGGCTATGTTGACTTAGTTGATGGTCAAGCAACAGTCAACATTGATACTGCAGGCCGTATGTCAGAAGGCACATTTGAAGTGCTTTGTACTAACGTCAGTTGTTTTACAAGTAACGAATCTGATTGGACTGCTGTTAAAGGTTCAGTCACAGGCAATGTGTTAACAATCGCAGCTCAAGATGCAACAGCAACAAGCAAGGTGTCTTGGATGGTTGTTGGCGAGCGTAAGGATCAGCATATGATTGACACCGAGTGGACTGATGCTGTCGGTCGCGTTATTACAGAACCTAAGAAGGTTGTTTAAACAGAAGAATGATCGGCAACCGCCCCATGGCAACGTGGGGCGCTCAAGTTACACTGACCCTATTGCTCCTATTTCATGGCAAACACCTACACCTGGAAGGTTGGCCAGTGCGATCGCACTTTGGCTGATGGCGTCATCACTACGCTTCACTACACCGTGGCAGCAGTAACTGAAGACGGCGTTTATTCCGCTGGTGCGTATGGCTCAATCGGCCTTGAAGCACCTGACGCTGAAACGATGATTGCGTATGACAGCGTGACCGAAGCGAACTGCATTGCTTGGGTAAAAGCTGCGATCGGTGGTGATGAAAAGGTCACTGAAGTCCAAACTGCTTTGGATAATCAGCTAACAGAAAAGCGCACTCCAACAACAGGTGCTGGCACGCCTTGGGCCGCCTGATGCAAAAACCTGATCCAATGATCCCCTGTAAGCCAGGGGCAGAAGACATCGAAGCGATGGAAAATCGCCTTGTCTGGCTTGACATGCTTTACAAATTTGAAAAGCGGGACGATCCAGCACATGCAAAGCATGGTCTTTATACGGGCCTAAACCGTAAGCATTCGGTTTGGCCTGGTAGTGACGAAGATTGATCCTGTAGATCACATCCAAAACCGTCCATTGACTGGGGCGGTTAATCTACCTATGGAAACGTTTTCTCTTCCAAAAAATGATCAAAGCATTGATTGTGAGTTCTGCCGTCGTTGGCGCTGCTGCGCTGGCATCTCCTGCCCAAGCAGAAGGTTTCTATCTGAATCCTGAGTACAACGCTGGCTGGGTCGGCTCTGACTTTACCGCTGGAGTGCTTGACGCTCACGTTGGCTATGAGTCTGGTGCATTTTTTGCACAGTTGGGTCCATCGATTTTGGCGGTTGATGGCGCTGATACTGAGGTTGGTTTCTCCGGCAAAACCGGCTTGTCAGGCACTGTTTCAGAGAACGTTGCCATGTATGGCGAAGTTTCGTTCGCTAAGTATGAAGACGTTGATGCAGGCTATGGCCTGAAAGTGGGAGCTAAGTACAGCTTCTGAGCTAGTCTCCAATAGGGAGACACACTGCCTCTTTCCTGTCCTCACACCAGGGAAGGGGCTTTTTTCTTTGCACATCTAATCATGCAAAAGGTTTTTAACGTCTTGTCAGTTGCATCGTTCACGATGTCAGCAGGAATGCTTGTTGGAACGGCAGTGGTTTATAGCCGCATCCCATCGCTGACCAAGCTTTACATGAGCGAGCTAAAGCTAGAGCTAACTCAGTTGGTGATGGATATGGTCCCGGTCAAAATCGATGACGTGATGTCTGAAATGCCTGAGCTACCGACATCAACAGGCCCGGCAATCAAGCTTCCTAAGTCACCGTTCTGACTGTATGCCTGACATCCCGGATATACAAATCCGAAGCATTGAACCGCCAATAATTCCTGAACCGTATATTCTCCCGCCACCGGTTACGCAGAACTTAGCGCCGCGTCCGATTTATCAGATGCCTGGTTGTGCCAACGTCCATAGAGATGCACAGCTCAACCGATCGTTGCTCCGTGATGATCCGAATGGGGTTGGAACGGTTTGTCCTGAAGGTGAGATGCCTAGCTACACACCACTGGACTGGGATCCAAAGCATTTGCAGATTATTGAGGCAGCACCTGCACAAACCCAACAGGAAGAACAAACCCCATCGGGGCAAAAAACCAAACCGAAACTGCCACCGCCAAAAGAAGAGACACCGCCAGATGTGAAGTGCCCGCCAGCAGATGCGGCAGAAATTGGCACCTTGTCACCTAATGGCCGCAAAATCTTGGAGTCTTACGAGCTAGTGGATGGTGTCTGCAAAGAGGTTTATCGAAACGTGCCAGTAACGGAGCAGCTAATCAAAGCTGTCCCGTCTCCTTATGAAGCAGCACAAACTGCAAGCATTGCCGTGCTTGCCACTACTGCCGCATTGAGTACGCCTTTTCTGCTGCGTATCATCAAGCCGCTGGTGAAAAAGGTAATTACGAAACTAAAAGAGGTCGTAACCCGTAAGAAGGAAGATCGCCCGTCTACTTTTGAGCGTCAGAGGAACCAGCGGAAGGCGCGGAAATAGCGTGAACGTGCGGCACCATTTTTACGGGTGGAACGCTGACGATTAGGTCGCTGCAAACAACAGACATTCGGCCTGTAAATTGAATCCCACTTTTAGCCAACTCACCGCATTGCTTGGCCCTAAAAAGCTCGTGCTCTAGCCGTTTAGTTGAAAGCAATTGTTCTTGAAGCTTGATGTTTGTCTCTACGGCACGCTTGCACCTAGCGCTTAAGCCACCATCTAATGGCATTGTGAACGTCGCAGTTACTCCTATATTTAAATCGTGATTGTGCTTTTCATAGCGCGGTATCTCTGAGTAGTACAAAATCTTGCCTGGATTATCGGGCTCTGAGTCTTCATTAACATCAGCTGTTGAATAAACCGGCACTTTTGTTGTTTTTGCATATGGCGTAGCCCAGCTTGTGCCACCAGTGATAAAAGGGCTCACACTAATTGTTGGACCAGGGCACTGGATTCCCTGCGACATCCGATAAGTCGGAAACGGTCCCGTAAGCATTTGATACGCATTATTGGTAACTGACCCGCTACTTGTCGCTTGTGGCGATGCCACTGTGGTGTTAGCTAATGACGAACCAGCTGTAAGAGCTGCCAGGGCTATTTGAACACCGAGGTGCTTTCCGTAACTGATGTTGTGTTGATGGTGCGGTTGATATTTGTCACGTTGTCGAGCCCCGGAGCAAGAAAAGATTCTGTCAAGCTCCAGTCGCCACCAGGGTTGACGATTTCCCATTGAGGTTTTGTTTCGAGTTTTGGTGATGTCCATCCAAAGCTAACCCCTGCCACAGTTTGTGTGCCTGTAGTTGTAGCTTCAGGCGAAATTACAGAGCCCTCTATTGGTTGGACGTTAGTCCCCATCGCTGAATATGTGTAGCCAGTGCGAAAGCTATGGCTCACAATCTGTTCATTAATTTGCGTTGTTGATTCAGTTCTGCTGGTGAGAGTTCCAGTTGTGAACTGAGGCGTTATTGGTGCGCCAAAGGCTGCAGAGGGCAGCAGCAAAAGTAGCAGCCAAGCTTTAGTCAATTTCAATGGACTGCGAATTAGAAAGAATGCCACTAGTGCCAGCTCCACCTGCAGTAATTGTGATGTCGCCTGCAGCACTCGCCGTAGCGGCAAGACTTCCTGCGACTCCGCCAGATCCGGTTACAACTGAACCGAAGGCTGGAAGGCTTGTGACGTTGCCGGTTGAAACTGCAGTTGCGCTAGGGATCGTATCGGCTTCAACGTAAGACTCAGTTAAAGAGAATGACTCGCCGGTCGTGCTTTGAGTGAAAGCGGTGTCAGTCAGTCCGGGCACTCCGTCGGTGATGCTGCTTAGGTTGAGGCCGCCAATGGCACCGCTCGTAGTAGAGCCGCCTGAAGTAACAGAAGGCGTAACGTTAGAACCTGAGACTGAATAGGTCGAACCCAAGCGAGTAGCTGAGCTGTACGCCTGATCAACGCTGATCTGTGCGCTTTGAGTCAGCTTGTGGGTGATGTCAGCATGGGCAGGACTTAAGGCAAAAAGTGTTAGCGAGGATACAAAGAAAAAACGTCTCATTTTGGCTTGGACGTAGTTGTTTCCTTGATTGTAGGGTCTTCTTTTTTCTTGCCATTGCCGTTGGCCTTTCGCTCGATACCGAACGAAGCCATTGACCCTGTTAGCAGCGATGCAACAAAGGTGTTGTCCATTTTCATCTGAGGGAAAACGCCCAAATAGGAAACGGTGAGTAGCGTGGCGCTCCACAGCAATACCATGCATTTGACAAGGTCAGAAATGGAAACTTTTTCCTTTTCGTTTTCTTCAGTGACTGAATCTGCCATGATGAAGCCAAGCTATAGGTCGGATGGTGGTTGAAATTTGGGCAGCAATGGCGGGTGCTGGGGTTGGGGTCGCGGCCTCAGGCATCAAAGGAGCCAACCGCGAGAACCAACACGGGAGAGATTCGTTGGTGCGCCTCACAAGTGCTGTAGACAATTTAGCCAATCGTATGGATGTGCTCCACGCTGATCTAAGGGTTAGGGACCAGGAGCTGTTTCAGAGAATATCAACGCTTGAGCAAGATGTGGCGAGACTTGAGGGACATGCCAATAGGAATTAGACTGTTTGCACACACAGTGATCCCATGGTTTTACTGCTAAAGCCAATTCTGTTTGGATTCATCAAATCAAAGGCCGTAAAACAACTGTTACTTGACTGCCTGGTCAAGATCAGTGAGCAGACTGATAACGAGCTGGACGATGTGGCTTGCACGTATCTCAAGAACCTGCTATTTCCGACCGAAAGGGTAGAGAAGTAGCTTTATGTCTTTTCTGATGGCTTTGGCGATGACTATTTCAATGACTGCTATTAGTAGCGGCGCTTTTTTCTTCTTTGGTTTTGCCGCTGGGCAATCGCCATGTATTCCGGCATCATCACGGTAGTTTTGCTGTCGAGCGTTGTGTCGTTGAGTCTGCTCCCCTTCTTCAAGTGGTTTCGCGAAACACCGCACCAAATGGCAGCGATAAAGCAGTTGGAGGACTCGCTGCTTGATCAAGAGTTGTTGAACGAAGAAGCGGAATGGTTTCAGACCTGGAAGACGACGGGTCGCAGCGAACAGGTTTATGGCGTTCCGTATTACAGCCAGTTAGA